TATTCTTGCTAACAAAGGTCAATTAGCTCAAGAGATTCTTTCTCGTATACAAAAGGCCTACGAATATCTTCCATTGTGGTTACAACAAGGCATCATCACATGGAATAAAAGAAACATTGAACTAGAAAATGGTTCAAAGATTTATGCTTACGCAACATCCGCAGCCGGTGTCCGAGGCGGAACATACAATCTGATTTTCTTAGACGAATTTGCTTTCGTACCTAAGAACATGGCAGATGAGTTTTTTACTTCTACCTATCCTGTAGTATCTTCTGGTAAAACTTCAAAGGTTATTATCGTTTCAACTCCATGTGGACTCAACCATTTCTATAAGATGTGGGTGGACGCCACAGAAAAACGCAGCCTCTATAAACCAATTGAGGTTCATTGGTCTATGGTACCAGGCCGTGATGCAAAGTGGAAAGAAGAAACTATACGAAACACCTCAGAAGAACAGTTTCGCCAAGAGTTTGAAACAGAGTTTATTGGTTCTTCTGCCACTCTGATTACTGGTGCTAAACTACGAAGCCTAGCATTTTTTGATCCACCTTGGCAAGAAGAAAATTTGGACATTTACGAACAACCAATGCCAAACCGGTTAATAATGTAGGCCAACAGGTGGTAGACATTTTACATTATGACTTGGAGTATGAATATGTTTATAAGATTGACCATCACCACATCAAAGGTCAGACCATTTCAGGTGGTTTTAAAAGAGCATCCAATTTTGGTATTAAAACAACGAAAACAGTTAAAAAGATTGGTTGTGCTAACCTCAAAACCCTCATTGAATCAGATAAATTAAAGATACAAGATTTTGACACCATAGCAGAGTTAAACACCTTTGTTCGTGTGAGAGATTCATATGCGGCAGAAGAAGGTAATAATGACGACATTGTGATGGGTTTGGTACTATTTGCATGGTTAACTGCACAAACCTACTTCAAAGATTCTACAAATATTGATATCCGTAAAGTGCTTTTAGAAGAAAATAATATGCTTACCGATGAAGATTTGGCACCTGTTGGGTTCATTGATGATGGTCTGAAACCTGAGGTGACAGTAGATTCTGGTGATGTTTGGACAGAAAAAGGGTATCTTTCATCAAATCTGTAAAAACATAAATAGAATATAAATTTGAAAGAATTGACCCGATAACAAAAGGAGAAATCCATGGCATTTCAATTATCCGCTGGGGTAAATGTATCAGAAGTTGACCTGACTACAATTGTCCCTTCAGTCGCCACCTCAATTGGCGCATTTGCCGGTCCGTTCGCCTGGGGTCCAGCTGGTGAAATCATCACTATTTCCGATGAAGTCCGTCTTGCTTCTACATTTGGCAATCCGGATTCTACAAATTATGAATACTGGTTCTCTGCCGCAAACTTCTTGGCCTATGCAAATAACCTTAAAATTGTTCGTGCGTTTAGCGTAGCAGACACTCGCAACGCAACCGCAAACGGTTCTAACAATGTAGTGTTAATTAAAAACGATGATGACTGGTTTAACAATCGGTCAACAGGCTCTTCTAATACATACGGCGAATTTGCTGCTCGTTATGCTGGTGCTTTAGGTAATTCACTTAAAGTTTCTTTGGCAGATGCTGCAACATTTTCTACTTGGGTATACAATAATAACTTTACTTCTGCTCCAAATACTTCTACCTATGTTTCAAATGTAGGTGGTGGATTTGACGAAGTTCACGCTGTTGTTATTGACGAAGATGGTAAAGTTACAGGTACCGCAAACACGGTGCTAGAAGTGTTTCCGTTTATGTCTAAAGCTTCCGATGCAAAAGATGATAGCGGCAACTCTAGTTACTACAAAAATGTGATTGAAGCTCAGTCACGATATATTCATTGGATGGATCATCCATCAACTGGTGCTGGCACAGGTTGGGGTTCTTCTGCTAACAACTCCAATTTTGCAAACCTCACTTCTGTTGTTACTCGCTCACTTTCTGGTGGTGCTGACGGTACAATTTCTACCGCCAATGTGGTAACAGCATACGATTCTTTTGATCCTGCCGAATCAGTTGATATTTCTCTGGTTGTTTCTGGCCCAGCAAATCAAACCATTGCAGATTCTTTGATTACAATGTGCGGCACTCGTAAAGATTGCCTCGTATTCTTGTCGCCAGAGAAAGCAGATGTTGTAAACAATGCTGGTTCTGAAGTTACTGATATGGTTGCTTATCGCAACACACTTACCTCTTCCTCATATGCAGTTCTAGATGGTAACTGGAAATATCAATACGACAAATATAACGATGTATACCGCTGGGTTCCATGTAACGGTGATGTTGCTGGTCTCTGCGCTAGAACAGACCTTGAGCGTGACCCATGGTTCTCGCCAGGTGGACTGAATCGTGGTGTTCTGAAAAATGTCATTAAGTTGGCCTTTAATCCAACAAAAACAAATCGTGACGATATGTATGTAAAAGGAATTAACCCAATCGTTTCTTTCCAAGGCGAAGGTACAGTTCTATTTGGCGATAAGACAATGCTAAGCAAGCCATCTGCGTTTGACCGCATCAATGTTCGCCGCCTGTTTATTGTTCTGGAGAAAGCAATTAGCCGTGCGGCCCGATTCTCTCTCTTTGAATTCAATGACCAGTTTACCCGTGCTCAGTTTGTAGCACTTGTAGAACCATTCCTCCGTGATGTGCAAGGTCGCCGTGGTATTACTGACTTCCGTGTTGTGTGTGACGAAACAAACAATACAGGTGAAGTAATTGACCGCAACGAATTTGTTGGTGACATTTATATTAAACCTGCTCGTTCAATCAACTTCATTCAGCTTAACTTTGTTGCCGTTCGGACAGGTGTTTCGTTTGATGAGGTTGTAGGACAGTTCTAAATAGAGAAACGGGAGAAAATTAAATGGCTTTTTCAGTAAACGAATTTAGAAGTCAAATGGTTGGTGACGGTGCCCGTCCTAATCTATTTGAAGTTTCTATGCCATTTCCTGCGTTCTCTGCACCAGGAAATGCACAAACAAAACTAACATTCATGTGCAAGACAGCACAACTACCTGGCGCAACGCTAGGTGTTGTGCCTGTTCAATACTTTGGTCGTGAGCTCAAATTTGTAGGTAACAGAACATTTGCTGACTGGACAATCACAGTTATCAATGATGAAGATTTCATTATTCGTAACGCCTTTGAGCGTTGGATGAATGGTATCAACTCACATAATCTGAATGTCCGTAACCCAGCTGCACTTTCACCACTTGGCTATACCGTTGATGGTGATGTTACGCAGTTTGGCAAACAAGGCAACACTCTGAAGAAATACAAGTTTGTTGGACTCTTCCCAAGTGATGTAACTCCAATTGATGTTGATTGGGGTTCAAACGATACAATTGAGGAGTTTTCAGTTACTCTCACCTACCAGTGGTGGGAAGCAGTAGCAGACGGTGTAGTGTAAGAAGAAAGGCTTCGGCCTTTTTCTTTATTTTTAGGATGTTTTGACATGGCGATATATCTTCTTGTTAAAGAACACCTTGACACAGGTATGAAGTACCTGTGCAAGCGTGTTGCATCTTCTTTTTCAGCCTGTGAAAAATACAAAGGTTCTGGTGTTTATTGGAAAAAACATATAAAAAAATATGGTAATAATGTAAAAACAACTTGCCTTTTTGTTACAGAAGATAAAGATGAATTCCGTAAAGTTGCTAAAAAATATTCTTTAGAATTTAATGTAACTAAATCTAAAGAGTGGGCTAATTTATGTGATGAACAAGGAGAAGGCGGTAATACGGTTACTGATACTAAAGAACATGGTAAAAAAACAAAACAAGCATTACATAAACCAGAGATTAGAGAAAAACATCTTAAACATTTAATTAAACACATAAAAAGTATTCAACCTTTGGCAGCAAAAGCAGCTAAAGAAAAATTAACTGGTGTTTTAAAATCAGAAAAACATAAAGAAAATATGCGTGGTAAAAGACCACATATAAATCAAACTGGCAGTAACAATAATAATTCTAAAGGTATTGTGACTCCCTATGGTATTTTTGGGAGTATTAGTGAAGCATCCCGCCAAATTAACGGCTATACATATAAGATGGTTTGGGATAGATTACAAAATGATAAAGAATGGAGGTACCTAAAATCGCAATAAAATTGTTTGGATTCACCCTAGGTTCAAAAGATGTTGTTCAGGCACAGAAACCTGAGCAACCATCTTTTGCACTTCCAACTCCTGCACTTGATGATGGTGCAGTCACAATCACACAAAACGCTTACTACGGCACATATGTTGACCTAGAAGGTGCTGTTCGCAACGAATTAGAATTAGTTACCCGCTATCGTGAAATGTCAAATCATCCAGAATTGGAAATGGCAATTGATGACATTGTAAACGAAGCTATTTCACACGATGATTCTGGTCGCACAGTTAATCTCGTATTAGATAAACTTAAACAACCAGAAGCCGTAAAGAAAAAAATACTAGAAGAGTTTGAAAATATTCTTCGTATGTTAAACTTTGGTAATCTTTCAGATGACCTGTTTAAGCGTTGGTATATTGATGGTCGCATTTATTACCATGTTGTGGTAAATGATAAAGACCCAAAATCAGGTATACAAGAACTACGCTACATTGACCCACGCAAGATTCGTAAGGTAAGAGAAGTTAAAAAAGAGCGTGACCCAAAAACTGGCGCTGATATTATCAAATCAATTGCTGAATACTATGTCTATACTGACCGTGGTATTGCAACACAAACATTTGGTGCATCAGTAAACTCCGGCCTTCGTATTGCACCTGATTCAATTATTAATGTGAACTCTGGTTTAATGGATGCCAAAAATACATTTGTCATTTCTTATCTGCATAAGGCGATAAAACCACTTAATCAGTTAAGAATGATTGAAGATGCGGTTGTCATCTATCGCCTATCACGAGCACCAGAACGCCGTATATTTTACATTGATGTAGGTAATTTGCCAAGAGGTAAAGCCGAACAATACATTCAATCAATCATGGTCAAGTATCGTAACAAAATGGTTTACGATGCAAACACCGGTGAACTGCGTGATGACCGTAAACACTTATCAATGCTTGAAGATTTTTGGTTACCACGCCGTGAAGGTGGTAAAGGCACCGAAATTACTACATTGCCAGCTGGTCAAAATCTTGGCGAGTTAGAAGATGTAAAGTATTTCAGAAACAAACTTCTTCAGTCACTCAATGTTCCAATTTCTCGTTTAGAACCACAACAAGGTGGTATGATTGGTCTTGGTCGCACAACTGAAGTGACCCGTGATGAAGTTAAGTTTTTAAAGTTTATTATTCGCCTACGCAACAAATTCTCACAGATTTTTGACCATGCTTTAGAAAAACAATTGGTGCTCAAAGGTATTTGTACCAGAGATGAATGGCAAGTATTTAAAGAACAAATCTATTACGACTATGTAAAAGACAACAACTTCACAGAATTGCGTGATGCAGAACTTTTACAGAGCCGTGTTCAAACATTGGCTTTTGTTGACCCATATGTTGGTCGTTACTATTCTGCTGAGTGGGTTCGCAAACACATTCTTCAACAAACCGATGAAGATATATTGGCAATTGATAAACAAATTAAACAAGAATCTGATAATGGTACTGGTGGCCCAACAATGCCACCACAAGACCAAGCAAATCAGCAAGCTATGGCAGACCAGTATCCTCCAGAAGATAATACTGGTGCCGCAAACGAATCAATGACACCAATGCTGGATGCAGAAGTAGAAAAATATTCAGCATTACTAAATAGGCGATAAACGGAGATTACTATGGATACGCAAACTTTTATTAATCAAGTTGCAGCAGGTGACGCAGTTGGTGCTAAAGACCTTCTGAATGACCTTTTATCTGCTAAAGCTTTTGAAGCACTTGATGCAAAAAAAGTTGAAATGGCACAGTCACTTTATACAGGCAAACAAGAAGAGCCTGAAGTGCAAGAAACAGAAGAAGCTGCAACGGAAGAATGAAACAATTACAAGAGTTTAGGAATAATCTTGTAGAAGAAGAAAAATCGGACTATAAACAGTTTGATATGTTGGTGCGTGCTGGTCTTGCTAATAAGGCACAACTAGCAAGAATACATCGCATTTTGGATAAGATGGGTGAAGAACGCCCACAATTCAATAATGCTGACAGAGAAATTCTGCGTAATTTGTTTAATCGTATGGTAGATTTAGTTGCCAACAATAAACAAATTTTTATGCGTGCTAGGCAGGCAGTAAAAGAAGAATTAGAAGAAGGTATTTTAGACACTTCTGATTTTAAGGTTGGACCTTCTGGTCGTAAAGTAAGAGCACATCGCCTTAAAATAGGTGATGTTGGTGAAGTAAAAGAAGATTTTGAATTAGTTGAAGCACCAATAGATTTTGACAATGACCCACCTTTTGTTTTGGTTCTGAAACGCAGAGCTATAAGGATGTATCCAGATAAAACAAAAGTTGCGTTGTATTATAGCAAAACGCTAGATAAGTATTTTTCTGTGCCATATGGTGGTCCATTAGGTGCAGTTGTTCAGGCAGAAGAAACGCAGATTGATGAAGCTGTCATGGACCAATTACATAAGATTGTTGCTGGTAAACAAGCACAGTCAGTAAAATTTGGCAATGGTAAATCACAAAAGGTTGACCATTATACAGCATCTGCTGTTACGCAAGTTCATAATGCTTTGAATGATGAAAATAAAAAGAAGTTTGCAGACATGGTACACAAATCACCTGCACACTTGGCCAAAGCGGCTGACTTTGCTTTCAGTAGAGCAAAATGAACTTTATAGATTTAATTGTATCTGGTAAATTAGACGAAGCAAGAGAGGCATTAACTCAGCGTCTAAATGAAATTACCGCTAAGCGCCTGCAAGAAGCAAAGCGTTATGTGCAGGCAGATAGTTTTGAAGAACTTGATGAAGCAATTAGGAGAAATCCAAATATCATTCGTCAAGGTAGAATACAAAAAATACGCCGGCGTATTCGGCGTAATGCAAAAGGCCGTATTGTAATTCAAAAGAATAAAAGACGGTCAGGAATTAAAGGTTATAGAATTGTTGGTAATACGGTTCGCCGAATACCAGCAGCTGCAAGATTAAGAAAGGCTCGCTTATTAAAGCGTTCATGGAAAACAACACGAAGAGCTAAACTTCGCCGGTCATTGCTGAAAAGAAAAATGTCAATGCGTAGGCGAGCATCAATAGGACTAAGGTAAAATGCCATTTGAAATTATAAACGCCGTTAGGGCCAAATCAGTTATAAGAATTGTTGGTGGTGTTGCAAACACACACATCAACCTTTCAACACTTTCAGCGCAATCGGATGAAACGGTATCTGCTGCTGCAATTGCACAAGTGTCAGCATCAACAAATGGCATTTATAGAATTTACAGAGGAAATAACTCAGCAGGTACACTCATTTTAGAAATATCAACACCATTTAATTTGGTATTATATGAACATGATATTACTTTTGCGAATAGTGCAACATCAAATATTTGGGTTGAACATACGGGAACAGCAGGCAGTTTAATTATGCAAGTTACAAAAACAGCCTCTTACAACCCAGCACTCACAGGAATGTAATATGAAACTCATTACCGAAATGATAGACAATGTAAAGTATCTTACCGAAAAAACGGAAGACGGTAAGAAAAAACTTTATATTGAAGGAACTTTTCTTGTTGGCGATACAGTCAATAAAAACAATCGTATGTATAAAATGGATACACTTCGTAATGAAGTAAACCGTTATACAGAAGAGTTTATTAATACCAATCGTGCTCTTGGTGAACTAGGTCATCCAGACACCCCATCAATTAATCTTGAGCGTGTATCACACAAGATTGTATCTCTCAAAGAAGATGGTAATACCTTTTATGGTAAAGCATTAATTCTTGGTACACCATATGGTCAGATTGTTGAGAACTTTATCAATAATGACATTCAAGTTGGTGTATCTTCCCGTGCTCTTGGTTCTCTACAACAGACCAGAGAGGGTTACAATTTGGTGCAGGATGACCTAAAACTGGCCACCGCAGCTGACATTGTTGCTGACCCATCAGCGCCAGGTGCATTTGTTCAAGGTATCATGGAAAACAAAGAATGGATGATGATTGACGGCAAGTTTGTAGAAGCTGATTTTGACCGCACAAAGAAAACAATTCAGAGGGTTTCCAAGGCACAACTAGAGGAAACCGCTCTAAAATTATTTGAAAACTACCTCAGAAAACTTTAATTTTATAAATAAGAAATCATAAGGAGATTCCTAATGGCAACATCAAAACTCATGGAAGCCGCAGCAGAGATTCTTGCAGGAAGCAAGAAATCAGCTCCTGCTATGCCGGCTGAGAAACTACCAGCAGAGATTCACGATGCTGGTGGCCCAACCCCACAAAATTATAAAAACGATGATAATTCTGCAAAGATTACTCCATCGTCAAAGAGTGCTGCGGCACCAACAACAAAGCCATCGGCTGCTTCTCCTGACAAGCAAGAAATGCTTGGCGGCGGTAAAAAAGAAATGAAGGAAGAAGAGCAGAAGGAAGAAGAAGTCATTGCTGAAAAGTCCCATGAAATGGAAGACGAAAAAGAAGATGACAAAGAAGATAAGAAAGAAGAAATGAAGAAGAAGATGAAAGAGGATATCAATTCTCTTTTTGCTGACGATTCTACCATTTCTGAAGAATTCAAATCTAAAGCTGCTACAATTTTTGAAGCTCGTGTCATGGACCGTGTTACTCAAATTGAAGAAGAGATTGAGGCAAAATATGCTGATATGCTCTCTGAAGCAGTTGACCAAATTAAATCTGACCTGACCAATAAAGTAGATGACTACCTCAACTATGTTGTTGAGCAGTGGTTGGCAGATAACGAAATTGCTATTGAATCCGGCCTGCGTGCTGAGATTACCGAAGAATTCATTGCTGGTCTGCGTAACCTCTTTGCTGAGCATTATATTGATGTTCCTGCTGAGAAGGTTGACCTCGTTGACGAGCTTGCTGGTAAAGTTGAAGAACTTGAGAGCAAACTCAACGAAGAGATTGAGCGTGGCATTGGTTTTGCCAAAGCTCTCGTAGAGTCCCGCAAGAGTGAAATTACCCGTGAAGTTACTGAAGGCCTCACAACCACCCAAGCTGAAAAAGTAAAATCACTCGCAGAGAGTGTTGAGTTTTCCACAGAGGAAGAATACAAAGAGAAGCTTGAGACAATTCGTGAGAACTACTTCCCATCTGGCGTTAAAAAGGCCGATGAGACACAACTGCACGAACAGGTAGAAGAAACTGGCGAACAAAAGGTTGTTGACCCATTTGTAGCTGCCGTTTCTAAAGCAATTTCTAAAACCAAAGTTTAAGTAATAATTATAGGAGAAACTTAAATGTATTTGTCCGAACAACTACAAAAGAAATGGGAAGGCGTTCTGGATCATCCGGATCTGCCAAAGATTTCTGACCCATATCGTAAAGCCGTTACGGCTGTTATCCTTGAGAATCAAGCTCAAGAGATGACCAAGGCTACCGAGATCCTGAGTGAGACCGGTTCGCCAACAAACTTTGCTGGTACAGGTGGTTTTGGTGGCGGCGCAGCTGCTGCTGGTCCTGTTGCCGGTTTTGACCCGATCCTGATTTCGCTGGTTCGCCGTTCGCTGCCAAACCTCATTGCTTATGATGTTTGCGGTGTTCAGCCAATGACTGGCCCAACAGGTCTTATTTTCGCAATGCGTTCCCGTTACAGCTCACAAGGCGGTACAGAGGCATTCTACAATGAGGCTAACACTCAATTTGGTGGTGCTAACACTGCTCTCGCAGCTGCAATTCAAAATCAATTGACCGCTCTGGCAATTGCTGCTAACACAACTGAAACCTTTGTTTCTAACGCTGCACCAGGTGCTGCAATGACCACAGGTTCGGCTGAAGCTCTTGGTGACGGCGCTGCAGGTAACACATTCCAAGAAATGGCATTCTCTATTGAGAAAGTTACCGTTACGGCTAAGACCCGTGCTCTGAAGGCTGAGTATTCTATGGAACTGGCACAAGACCTGAAAGCAGTTCATGGTCTGGATGCTGAAACAGAACTGGCTAACATTCTGTCCACAGAAATTCTTGCTGAAATTAACCGTGAAGTTATTCGTACCATCTACGGTGTTGCTAAACTTGGCGCACAAGTCGGCACGACAACTCGTGGTACATTTGACCTTGACACCGATTCTAACGGTCGCTGGATGGTTGAAAAAGTTAAAGGTCTGGCTTTCCAGATTGAGCGTGAAGCTAACACCATCGCCAAAACGACTCGTAGAGGCAAAGGTAACATTATGATTTGTTCGTCTGATGTTGCTTCTGCTCTCGCAATGGCAGGCATTCTGGACTATCAATCGGCTCTGCAAGGCCAAGTTAACCTGACAGTTGACGATACTGGCAACACATTTGCTGGTACTCTGTTCGGCCGTATCAAGGTTTACATTGACCCGTATTTCCCGGCTGGTTCTACAAACGAATTCGCAGTTGTTGGTTACAAAGGTTCCAACGCCTATGACGCAGGTATCTTCTACTGCCCATATGTTCCGCTGCAAATGGTTCGTGCTGTTGATACTGGCACCTTCCAGCCAAAGATTGGCTTCAAAACTCGTTACGGCCTCGTTGCTAACCCGTTTGCTCAGGGTACCGACCAAGGTCTTGGCGCTTTGACAGCACAATCCAACAACTACTATCGTGGTTTTGCAATCAAGAACCTGATGTAATTGTTAAAGGTCTTATAAGAATAATTATAAAAAGAGACCTCCTTAAAAGACCTGCCCTAAAAAGCAGGTCTTTTTTTATTCATAAATAAGCCTATGACTGATATTATAGTAATGTCTGACTTGCTAGATATACGGGCAAGAAAATTAAAAGAATTGGAATTCTACAATCAGCAGTTAAAAGAACTCCAGTTAAAGATGGTTTTTATTCAACAAGAAATAACTTTGACAAATAAGATTATCAATATGATTGAAAGAGAACAAATCATTGATATTGGTCTGCACATTAAGAAAACTACATGACGGCACTTACACGCAATCCAAGTAATCCTAATCCATTACAACCAAATAAATTTCTATTGACATTTGGCCGTGTTCCAAATATGCAATACTTTTGCCAAAATGTTACGGTGCCTGGCAT